CCGCCTACATGATCCAGGACGGCGACGAGAACAACGCCAAGGACATACGCGAGTTCTTCGCGGAGCTCGACCGCCTTTGCGTGCGCCTGGGCTGCACCGTCGTGATAAGCCACCACCACTCCAAGGGCGCCCAGGGCCTGAAGTCATCGATCGACCGCGGCAGCGGCTCGGGCGTGTTCGGCCGCGCGCCCGATGCCGTCGTCGACCTCACCGAGCTCATGCTCGAGCCCGGCACGCTCGCCGCCGCGCGAGAGGTGGTGAGTCTTGCGGCAAGTCCTACGCTGACGGGTTGGCGCATGTCGTTCACCCTCCGCGAGTTCGCCCCCAAATCGCCCGTAGACGTGTGGTTCGCATGGCCCCTGCACGTAGAGGACCCGACCGAGCTGCTCGAGGTGTGCAAGCCGAACTACGGCGGCCTATCGGAAGCCAGGCGGCAACGCGTCGAGCAGGACAAGGCCGACAAGATGGCGAGGTTCGAGGAGGCATGCGAGAAGGCGATCGGCGAGGGCGATTACTGCCTTCGCGAGGACGTGATGCGGGCACTCAACGTGAGCGACACGACCGTGAACCGCTACGCCGACAAGTCCGAGAAGTTCAAGCGCATGGGCTCGCCCGGGTCTGGCAAGGCGAAGATCGTCAGGAGGGAGGCCGGCGGTGAGGACTAGGCAACCCTTCAACCCTTCAAATGCCATGTTGGAGGGTTGGAGGGAAATACCCCTACACGCCATTATTAATAAATGGTGTAGGGGTATTGAATCAACCATGCAAACGGGTGGTCGATCATGCAGGCGGGCTCGGGCTTTGGCCCGCCTGCATGACCAACCAGACCACGGGGGGCGCGGGCCCCTTCAACCCTGCAAGCGTCTGAAGGGTTAGATGGATGGTTCCCTGGACGACGAAGCAAGATTCGATCCTTCGCGAGATCGGCCACCTGGGCGCCGAGGCCGTGCAGGCCGCCATCCTCCGCGAGTGCAACGTTCGCCGCTCCCTGCACGCCATCGAGCACCGGGCATCGCGCATCCACGTGAGCCTGAAGGTGCAGCAGGTCTGCCCGGAATGTGGTGTCGTGGGGCTTCGGCTGAACCGGCAGAGCGGACTTTGTCCCAAGTGCACCGAGCTCATGCACCTCAACGAGGAGATAGCGTTCAACGAGATCCTGGAGGCAGAGCGGGAGGCAGCCACAAACCCTGACGAAATCGCCGGCATCAGGCGCGAGCGCGACAGGATGCGTCAGCGCAACAGCCGGCTTTGCAGGAAATACGGGCTTTCCACCAGGAGAGAGAGGGGCAACGGCGATGAGATTTCCTAACCTATCCGCCGAGATTGTGACACTTGCGGAAAATGGCCGGCATGAGAAAGCCGAAGCTGACAATGGAAATGGTCGAGACCGCGATCTCCCTGAAGGAGCGCGGGATATACGACTGCGACATCATAGAGGCCCTGGGAGTGCACCAGTCCACCTTCTACCGTTGGATAAAGGAGGGAGAGACCGCACGTCAGGGCTCTGCGAAACGCGCATTAAACGAGGGACTAAAAAAAGCGAACGTCGGGTTCAAGGCGTCTTTGCACGACACGATCTTGCGCGCGTCGGAGAAGCCCCAGTACTGGACGGCCGCCGCCTGGATGCTCGAGCGGCGCTTCCCGGACCAATACGGCAAGGCCGAGCGCAAGGCCGAGGACGCCGGCGACGCGCCGGTGCAGCTGATGCTCGACTTCCCGATCGAGCCCATGGCAGACGAGGAGGGCGGCGATGAGCGAGACGCCGGCGACCAGGGTTAGCGATTTCATCATCCCGAAGTTCCACCCGGTTCTCGGGGACGTTCTCGCGCATGGCCATACGCACTACTGGCTCCATGGTGGGCGAGGCAGCACCAAATCTTCCTTCATCTCCGTCTGCCTCGTCCTTCTCATCATCTCCTTCCCCAAGGCGAACGCCGTGGTGGTCAGGCGCTTCAGCAACACGCTTCGCGACTCGGTGTACCAGCAGGTTCTCTGGGCGATCGAGGCGCTCGGGCTGGAATCGGTCTTCAAGGCGAGGGTTTCCCCCATGGAGATCACCTACACGCCGACCGGGCAGCGCATCGTGTTTCGCGGGGCCGACGACCCGCTGAAGTTGAAAGGCGTCAAGTTCACCAAGGGATATGCCTCGCTGATCTGGCTAGAAGAACTCGATCAGTTCGAGGGCATCGAGGCGGTGCGCTCCATCCTCAATTCCCTCCGGCGCGGCGGGGACAAGTTCTGGATTTTCTACAGCTATAACCCGCCAAAGACGATGTGGAGCTGGGTAAACGTTGAGCGCCTGGAACGAAAGCGGCGGGCGGACACGCTGGTCATGGGTTCTTCCTACCTGGACGTGGCCGAGACGCATCCGGATTGGCTGGGCGAGCCCTTCATCATGGAGGCCGAGTACCTTCGCGACACGAACGAGCAGGCCTGGCGGTGGGAATACCTGGGCGAGATCACGGGCACGGGCGGCGCCGTCTTCGACAACGTGCGCGAGGCGAAGCTTTCCGACTCCCGCATACGCGGGTTCGAGCGGATACGCAACGGTGTGGACTGGGGCTGGTTCCCGGATCCCTGGCGGTTCGTCCGGTGTGCATGGGAACCTTCCGAGCGGCGCCTTCTCATCTTCGAAGAGCATTCCGCCAACAAGATGATGCCCATCGACACCGGCAAGATCGTGGTTGATTCGCTCACTTTCCCCGACGAAGAGAACGGCGAGCCTTACTTTCACAATCAAATCGTGTACGCCGATGACACGCCCGATTCCAAGATTCAGATGAACACCTGGCGGCGCGAGCTCGGCATCCGCGTTCACGCTGCCAGGAAGGCGCGCATGCGCAGGCTTTCGTACGAGTGGCTTGCCGGCCTGAGGGAGATCGTGATTGATTCCGATAGATGCCCGCTCACCTTCACGGAGTTCACCTTGAAAGAATTCGAGCGGGACAAGGAAGGCAACTGGATCGATGAGATCCCGGATGGGAACGACCATTCCATCGATGCGGTCAGATATGCGGTCATGGACGATGTTTTAAGAGGTTGACGTGGGCTTTTCTTCACCTTCCACATCTTCGCATTGCACCGTTTCCCATGGAATACGGGGCTGGTTCCTGCCTTCGCCTTCCTCGCCTTCACATGGAAAAGGAATTTGGCCGATGTTTTCCGAATCCTCGTCTTCCTATGGAAAAAGGGGCTATCGGCGCTTGAGGGCGGCGAGGATTTCCCTAACTTCATCCTTTCGCCCGCACATGATGAGCGGCTTTCCCTCGAAGACCCTGCCAACCCGGTGGCCGCAGAACGCGCCGCCGCACTGGTTGCATGCGATGTCTTCGGACGCATGGCCAAGGAGGTCCTCTTCGGTCATTTCCAGATGTTTTCCGCTCGCGTTCATGGGGCCATGATACCGCGTGGAATCTTCTCCACCTTCACCTTCCAAAAAGAAAGGATAGCGAACATGAGCAAGATCGAGGAAAGGGAATATTGGGTGCCAGAGCACGTGCGCGAGTATTTGAGGAGTCTGGGCTTTGTGCTTCCCATCGAGGCCATGGAGCAGTACATCAGGGAGTGGCACGCGTGGATGAGCGCCACAGGGGACTTTTATGACTATAAGGACTCCGATGGGTTTGGGCGAATCTACGAGGTGCACCGCAGGAGCATCCATCCGGCCATGCGCGTGTGCCAGGAGTGGGGATCCCTTCTTCTCAACGACAAGACGCAGGTGGTGTGCGAGAACCAGGCTTGCACAGACTGGCTCTCGGAATTCCTCGCGAGCACGGGGTTCATGCCGGCAGCGCAGGCTACCGTGGTCAAGGCTTTCGGAATGGGCACAGGCGCTTGGGCTCTCTGGGTGGATGCGGATGCTCGGAAAGCTCGCATCAGGCATTACGATGCGCGCATGGTTATACCTTTAAGCTGGGACGAAGAGGGCGTGTCCGAATGTGCTTTCGTCACGCGGGTTTTCTACAGGGGCAAGGCGTTCGACCAGCTGCAGATGCATCTTCGCGAGGGCCTGGGCGTGGATGGCGGTTCCTGGGCGTCACCTTCCGAACCTTCTCCTTCCACGCTTTCGCAATCCCCTACAGGCGGATTCGGCGCGCCATCTTCGCAATCCTCCTCTTCCCATGGAAACACGAGTCGGTCTAAGTGGTCACTTTCGCAAGCTTCACCTTCCAAATCCTCCGTTTCCCCTGGAAAAGAGGGGGGACAACATTTTCTGAACCCTCAAAATGTTGATGTTGTACCCCCTGGCGCGTCATCGCCTTCGACATCCCCTTCACATGGAAGCGCGGGCACTTACAAGATCGTCACGGTGCTCTTCGACGAAGACGGCAACATCATCGAGCCCGCGGGCGTGTGCGCTGAGTACGATACCGGCAGCCCTTTCCCCACCTTCTCGCTTGTAAAGCCCGCAGTCGACAACACGCGCGTGGACATGTCACCCTATGGGCAGAGCGTGTTTGCGGACGCGATCGACGCCATCCAGGCCGTGGATGTGGCTTTCGACGCGCTGGTCACGGAGGTGGACATTAGCAAGATGAGGCTCTTCCTGAGCGACGTGATGTTCGACAAGGAATCCTCGGGAACCGGCAAGAAGGTCACCATCCCCTTCGGGAAGAACGACTGCACTGTCTTCCGGAAGATCATGTCGACCGAGGACATGATCCAGGAGTTCGCGCCTGCTCTTCGCACGGGAAGCCAGGCCGAGGCCTTCCGTATCGCGCTGCAGATGCTAGGTGACCTCACGGGTTTCGGCATCCAGTATTTTGACTTCGATAATTCCGGATATGTGAAAACTGCAACGGAGGTGAGCTCGGACAACTCTCAGCTGATGCGAAACATCGCCAGGCACGAGCACGCGCTCGAGCGCTCGATGGCCGGCATCTGCAGGAGCCTCATGAGCGTGTACAGGAGCCTGGGAGAGAGCATCCCGGACGAGGGCTCGGTGCACGTCACCTTCGACGACTCCATCGTGACCGACACGGCCGCGGAGAAGCGCATCAGCATGGCAGAGGTGGGCGTGACGATGCACCCCTGGGAGTACCGCGTTCTCTACTACGGCGAAGACGAGGCCACGGCCAAGGCGCGCGCTGAGGGCCTGGGCGTGAAGCGCGCGGGACCCTCGATGGGCTAGGGCCTGACGAGCTCGCTGACTGCTGCGGGCGTCTGTGGGGCTCAGTTACGGTTCGGGATGTCTCTGATGCCGTCGGAGCATCCGCCGCGCTCCTGCAGTGCTGTATGGCGGCTTCTGCGGCCTGGATTCGGCTGCAGGTGGGCTCTCCAGGGTGCTCCCTGGCGCGTCTCGGGTGCCAGTGCGTGACGGTCGCGAGCGCCCGCGCCTCTGCTGCCCACGCGCCGCTGGCCATCGGCACACCCATGCGCACTACCCGCGAAAACGTAGCAACCACGCGCCCCCCGCCCGCGGGCCGACGCGGCTGCAAGCCGGACGTGACCCACGGGATGCGCGGCGCGAATCCGATAACCGTGCGAGCTGCCGCGAGTGCGGGGCCGCCGCTGCGTAGCGTGTGAAGCCGGGCACCGGCCAAGACGCGTCAGCGGCTTGGCCGGTCGGCGGAACACGCGGAGCAGCGGAGGCCCCGCACTCGCGGCAGCCCAGTGGCGCTTCCAGGCGCCGCGCATCCCGTGGGGCACGGCCGGCCCGTGGCGGACCGCGGGCGGGGGGCGCGTGGTTGCGGCCCAATTTCCGATTGCTTGCGCATGGCTGTGCCGATGGCCCGCGTGGGCAGCAGATACCTTCTAAACGCTCCTGCAGCGGATGACTTGATGGTGCGTGACGGTTCCTAGCACGGGCGCCGTAAGGCGCATGCGCGTCAGCGCATAATCTAGCGGGTAGCGGTTTCGGCTTCTATGTGACGGTTGCGGCAGAGAGCGCCGCTTGCGGCGCATGCGCCGTCAGGCGCATAAGCAAACGAGAAAGGCTTTCTCTTCTGTCGTCTGGCGCACAGAGGATTCACTTCTTCCCTGGCTTGTTCTTTGACTTCTTCGGCGAATCCGCCTTTCTGGCTTTCCTAGGCGATGCGAGCGGGAAATGAGATAGCTTAGCACCACGATCGGCGCGTATCTTCTCGATGATTTCGTATCGCTTGCGCTTGACGGCTTCCAGCTGTTTTGGGGTGATTTCGATCTGCGCAACAACATGATAGACCCATTTCGGATCCGGACCGTCAATAACCTTGATGTCTTTCGGCTTCGGGCCGTCAAGCGGGCCATGCAGGTAGCCATAGGCATCGGCCCAGCGGCCGTCGCGCTCGCTCCTGTGCGGCTTGAGATAGCGCACCTTGCGATTCGCGTTCTTGTTCTCGTCGCATAGGGACACCAAAACGAGATGCAACTTGCCATGATAGCCAGATTTGCGGGCGTTGGCGATATCCTCGTTTGCGGCTTTCCAGGTGAGGTATCGATTCAGATCATCGTCGCCCTTCGTATATTCGGGGTTTATCTTGCGGGGGAACGGCTCTGCAACAATCCAGTTGAAACAGGTCTTTTCCACGCGATCGTGATAACTTCTGGGCTGACAGACTGTTGGAACTTTTCTCTCAAACGTATCCATATCAACGATGTCGAGCCAGAGGCCTTTCGTCCACGGACATCGGTCCGATCCTTTCAGAACGGCTATAGCGAGCGCCTCCCCGCTGTGGACGTAACGGGCGTACTCCTTGTCCTCGTAGAAGCTGTGTCTCTGCTGTGCCAATGGCCTTCGCCTCTCTTAGATAGCGGATGCTAGAGTTTCTGTGTGAAGCGGCACTTCGGATAGGAGCTGCAACCCATGAACGGGCCGTACTTGCCGTTGCGTCTCACGAGCTCGGAGCCACACCAAGGGCAGATACTGCCCGAGGAGACCTTATGCGCCTCTTCAATGTGATGTGAGCGGGCAGCCTGCGTCGAGCTTTCCGAGAGCGCCAAGAGAGACGATTTCAGCTCCTCGAACGTGGCCTCGTCGAATATCGGGTCGAAGCGGCTCAGGTCCTTCCGAATGTTGCTCAGCAGATGATGGCGCCTACAAATAACGTAGTCAGCGGTATTGGGCGGCACCTTCTTCAGCTCGCAACGCTCAGAGAACACGATATAGGATCTGAAAGCTTCCTCTTCGAGGTTGAGGTAATCGGAGAGCGCCTTAACATGGGCGCGGTTCTGCTTAATGGGGTTGTAGAACCGCTCCTTCGAGTTCGCGTTGAACGTCACGGTCCAGTTCCGCTGGTCGGCAGATCCGAATATCCAGCCGGAGTAGTTCTTTGACTCTATTACGAAGACGCCTTTCTCGTGCAGCATGACGACATCGATCTCCGAGGTCGATGTTGGGCCGGATGCACGCGGGACGATGACGTTCGAAAACACAGCAATCTTTCCGAGGTTGCCGTGTTCCAGTGCATATTCGGTCAGGTATTCGCCGTAATGGCCCTTATCGCCCGAGTGAATTAACTTATTGACGATGCCGGGCTCCTCGCCCTTCAACCACATGAGGATGCCCATGGTTATTGCTCGTCTTCAAGAGGGACGGGGATGTAGACCATCTTCAGCGGTATCAGTTTCTGGTAGCGTTCGCTCAATTGGTCGTAATACTTCAGGATAAGCTCAGCCAGAGCGATGCCGTCGATGCCGCGGATAATCGGCGTGCTGTCGAGGTATTTCCTGGCGTTCTTAGTGTACGCTGCTAGCGTGACGAACAAACCGTAATCGCCCTCGCGCATGGCGCCTTTTAGGGATTGGATCGTGGACTCACTGACGTTACCGTCCTTGCTCTTGACCTGCACGAGGATTCTCGGCGGCAGCTCGTCCTTGTAGGCGACGATGTCGATGCCGCTGTCGCCGCCCTTGTTCGACACGGTGGTGCGATAGCCCATCGCCTGCAGCAGGTCGGCAACGAATCCCTCGAGGCTGTAGTCCTTAAGGTTTCTGCTGAGCGTCTTCAAAATGAAGTCAATCGTTGACTGTTTAATTTCGTCAGCGGTCGCGCCGATGGTGTCATCTTCGGTGTCGTCGGCTGTTGCGGCAGGCTTGAAGCCGGGGTCTAGGGCGGCCATGAACTCATCGGCGTAGTTCTTCTCCGTGAACAGGCTCAATGCCGATCCAATCTCATAGAGGGCACCCTGCGAGAACGCCGTACGCGGCAGCTTCTTCAGCCATTTCACCTTGCGCTGCTGTACGTAGCCGCGCGGTGTGGCGTCATAGGTCGGGTCGTACTGGTAGGGTCCATCGACTACGCCGATGTTGACCATATGGTCGGTCTTGGACGGGAAGACGACGTAGTCACCCTCGCTCATCTCGTGGAGGTACCGGTAGAGGATGGAAGAGCACGTGTTGATCTGGCCAGGCTTCGCATCCGGATAGACGATCGGATACTTAGCCTTGAATGCCTCTCGAGTCGGCTCGATTTCCGAGAGGTCGCCCATCTCGGGCCAGCCCAAGCCGAGCAGATTCTTTTTCAGGAACAGGTTGTCATCGTAAGAGTGGATTCCCCAAATGGTTTTGGCCGATTCTTCCATTAATGCTCCTTATGGTTATTGAGCTTCGTCCCAGGGGACGACCTCGTCATTTGTCCTGTTGTACTTTGCGATGTAACCACCTTCGACCGTATGGGAATCATAGAGGTCGAAAGCGAGCTTCTTCTCGAACCATCCGTATTTCAGCTTCCCACGCCAGTTGACATACCAGCCCATCGTATCGTCCGTCCAGCCGGTAATCTGCACGTAGAACAATTCGCCGTTTTCGGTGGTGAAGTTGACCTGATGGCCGTTGCAGGTGGTGCATAGAGCCTTGAGCGGATCGTTGTCCATTATCACGGAAACGTCCGACGAGCTACCGACACCAACGGCGCTCATGATTTCATCTATTGCCTTGGACTGGTCTTTCGTATAGCCGAGTTCCTGTAGTTCTTTCATCAGATCTGTGGTCGAGTACCATTCCTGGTTTATCTCTTCCATGCGTTGCTCGTATGCGGCCGCTTTCTCCTCGTTCTTGGCGTGGACGATTTCGCCAGTCTTGTAAGAGACGATGTCGTGTACGTAATCGCCATCGCTATCTGGCTCTTCCCAATAGATATCGCCAGCAGGCCACTCGTGAATCTTGTAAATACGATCGTTATCGTAGAAATCGGCGCTCAATTCACGGCCGGATTTAGTGTCGAAACGCACTTCCCTCGTAACCAGCTCGTCGCCGTAATCCTTCCACGCTTTGTTGCCGTCGACATGCTCGAATTCGCCATCGCCATCATCTTTGAGCGATACCGAGACTTTAATCACGCCGACGTCATCTATGCCAGCTTCCGTCAATGCCGACTGAAGGTTTCTGCCCCACTTGCTATCGGATAGATCCTGCGACTCCCTAGACGAACACGTTGCCGCCATACCGAGAACGACAAATACGGCCAAGACGATAAGAATTTTAGGCAGGCAGCCCATTTTCTTTTTCGCAGGAGCTTGAGGTTGTGGGTAGGCGGGTATTTGCGGCGTAACGGTAGCTTGGGCGCTGACCTGTTGCTGTGCGTGTGGAGCCTGCGAAGATTGGTTTGTTATTGCGGCCGTTGGCAGCGGCAAATCGCAATACGGACACTTCGCCACGCCCATTTCTACAACTGCTCCGCAGCTTGGACATGTTGCATTTGCCATCTATATCAACCTCGCTTTTTTCCTGATCGAAGATAGAGCCTATTCGCAAGCAGCCTTTTCAGCGTAGAGCTTGAATAAATGCGCTACGATCTTCTCCTCGTCGCCGTTGAAGCTCACGCCGTAAGCCGCTTCCACCGCAGCGTCGAGGGCGACATGGGCGGCCTTCAGGTCATCTGGCATCTTGTCGGGATCATAGAGATCGGCTAGGGAGAGGTTAGGATAATTATCACGTGCTTCAAGTACATGTTGAGATGCTAGTGATATGGTTTCCCGTTGCGTACCTGTAGGTGATGGCCAGATGAAATTGTTATAAACGACACTTGCCGAGTAGCGATAGTCGCTCTTTATCCTTCCGCAAACCACGCGCATCCAAGCATTATGAAACTGGCTAAGCATAATTCCGAAATGATATAGGCTATCTATTGGGATAAGCATATTCGAGTCACCGCAGATCACATCTGCGTTTAGGAACCCCATCGGAATATAGGATCTGCGCTCTGAGCTATGCCTGGGGACTATGATGTAGGGCTTTTCTGGTTGACGTATCTCCCCGAACAGCTGTGGTGTTTCAGCGAGCTTCTTTGTCGCAGCTCGAGAACTTGATAAGCGGTAGCTCCTGACAGCATTCACCCGCTGCACGACGGGCGTGCACATCGTATACTCGGAAGAATCAACGTCCTTCAGCCATAGGCACCAGCGTTCACGGTCATTAATATACTCACTGGCGCCCATGAACCTTCGTACGAAGCGCGACGCGTCAGGGCTATCGGCTATTAGGGCGTCTTTCTCAACGGTTGACATAAGTAGATTGCCGCCGTCATTAGGCATACTTCCGAAGACCATCGGCGGTTCTTCGCAGATAGGCACCTTCCTGCTAAACACGAACACATCCGGAGCATCTGAGAGATAAGCGTTGATGTTTGCAGGATGCGTTTCGATTTCATCCGAGTCCGCATTAGCATGTCGAAAAAGAACTCTATTACCACCAAGTTTCGAGAAGCCGATAATAACGACAAAAACATGCGCCTGGTCGGAAGCCTCGCTGTTCCATCGAAATGTGTCGTAAGCGAAATCAATGCGTATACCGAGATCATACAGAGGTTTCCATATGATAGCGGCTTGCTCGCCTTGACAGATGCTATTCGTTGATACGAAAGCGCAACGAATATTATTGCACTCAACGTATTCAGCTGCCTTCATGTACCAGCCCGCAACATAATCGATGTTGCCAGCGCTCTTTGCGCCATGGAAAACATCGATGAGGTCTGCTTTCTGATCCTTGGATTGAAGCCGAGCTCCATAAAATGGTGGGTTCCCAATCACGTAGGATGCCTCGGATGCGGATAAAACGTCACTCCAATCCATGCGGAGAGCATTCGAGCACACGATGTTGTCATTTGTTTTGAGCGGCAGAGGATCTATCCACATGGACAGGATTTCCCTCGTCTGATCGAGCATCTGCAGTTCTGCTATCCAGAGGGCAGTCTTGGCGACTTCTACGGCGAACTCGTTGATCTCGATACCATAGAACTGATCGATGCTGACCTGGATGGGGTCCATCTCACCCATGACCATCTGCCCGCCGTAGAGGTCTTCCAGAACGCGGTTCTCGAGCTTCCGCAATGACAGGTACGTTTCTGTCAGGAAGTTGCCCGACCCGCAAGCAGGATCAAGGAACTTCAACGACGCTATCTTCTGGCGGAAAGCGTTGAGTTTGAACTTGCGCTCTTTTTCAGTCGACGCCCCTTCGATGGCGGTGAGCTCGTCTTTTAACTCATCGTAAAAAAGCGGGCCGGTGAGCTTGTGGATGTTCTCGATGGACGTGTAGTGCATGCCACCCGACCGACGGGTCTCGGGGTTCAATGTCGACTCGAACACGGCGCCGAAGATCGTGGGGCTAATGCCCGACCAGTCGAAGTCGGCTGACGCTTCCTGTAGCAGTAAAAATCGAGTGTCCTCGGTGAACTGCGGCACAATGATGTCGGCTGCGAACAGGCCACCGTTGATGTAGGGGAAGGCGAGAACTTCCTTCGACATATAGGGATCGCGCTCTTCCAGCGGCGTCTTCAGAACCGCGAAGAGGTCCTTCAATGCGTCGCGCATATGCGATACCTGGAAGTTCTTAAGATACTTGTAGAACGCGTCCCGCTCCTGCAGAAGGTCGGCATCCTCGGCGAACAGCAAGAACACAATGCGCGTGATGAGCACATTGAGGCTTCTCTGCTCGCGCTCGTCGTTCTCTATGTCGATATAAGCCTTCGAGAACGCATCGTAGAGCTTGCCTACGACCTCGCCGGCCTTGACGGAGAGGTCTTTCTCGCGTTCGAGTCGGCTATTCTCCTTGCGCGTAAAGAACGACAGGCGGTGGTATTGCTCGGGCAGTTCTTCAAGCAGCAGCGTCTCGTAATTGTCCTCAGCGTATTCGTCGTCGAGATTGTGGATGCGAATCTCGTCGAAATTGCACGTGATAATCCACTTGGGCATGACCGATCGCGGCACGATGGTGTCGGCGTACCAGCGGGCCTGCTCGTAAGGTGTGACCATGCGTGGATTGCCGTACTTGTCCTTACCGCGCTGTTCCGGTTCGTCGAGGTTAACGCCTCGCGACTTATTCTCTATGAGCACGCCCATGTCCTCGTAGAAGACATCGATGCGCCGCCCCTTCACCTTGCGCTCGAAGTCGAGGACGTGGGTGGGGTTTGAAATGCCCAGCACCTCTCCACAGAGCTCGATCCAGAACTTGTTGGATTCGCGCTGTTCGTTGCCTTCTGCTACTCGCCAGCGTTCCACAAACTGTTTGGCTGCTTTCTTCTGTTCGGTTGGTGTCATTCGATGCTCCTGCCGCAGTCAGAAATAGACTGCTACATTTTCCCACATGCCGCTTCGATTTCTAGCAGTAACGGAGCGAGATTCGGAAAGCAATGAGAGGACATAGCATGGAAAAAGGTCAAGGATTGTTTTCGATGATGAGCGACGAGAAGAAAAGGCACATCGGGCGAATCTTCTACGAAGCCATAATGGAGGAAAAGAGGCGCGAAGCGATGGAAAAAAAGGACCTAGCTAAACCGACGCATGAGAGAGGCGCCGATGAGCTGTATATCTACAAGAACCATTAGACCCTGCTGATCAACCGGTGCTTTTCGTATTCTTTGCGAATCGCGTCCCGCAAATCAAACGCATTATTAATCTGGGTTGCATTTAGCCTATCGAGCTGCGCGAGTGAAATAGTTTTCTGCTCGCCGAGTGTGTCGAGAACGCTCGTCGCGAGTACGCGGAATTCCCATTGGGCAAGATCGAGCGGGTTGGGGTTGCCGTCCGACTGGTCCTTGCAGTTCTCTATGCAGAACACATAGACGTCTGCCTGCCTGCGGGCGATTGGGTCTTCGGTGTAGGTTGCAGGATCCCAGAAATGCGTCGGCTGGATACCAAACGAAAGTTTGGATAGCTCTTTCTGCGCCCAAGTCTGGATGTAGGCCGAGCTCTTCACCTCGATCTTGATGCCTTCCCAGAGAATGTCGTAGGGGTCCCATTCCGTTCGGGTTCCTTCAGCGCAACCGAGGGTCGCGCATACGATGTACTCGGCAAAACGGCCGCGTGATGCGTTGTCGTTAATGTTGGAATACGCCCAGCGCCAGAAGTCCTGCACGGTAGCGAGGGGCTTTCCACCCAGGGCAATTTCCTCCGTACCTGCAAGAGGAGCGCATTGCGGAAGGGCGGGATACTTGATTTCGTCCATTGATTTACCAATCTCATGCGAAGCTCAACATGGTAATGATACGCGACCGAAACAACATGCGGCCTCTTTTTAGCCTTTATGCAGGATGAAGCACAGAACCCCCTTCGACTCATTAGGGAATATGACTACAATTACGATAATCAGAAAATGTTCTTTGGCTTTGAGGAAGAGCCGAAAGGAAACCGAAATGGCCAACGTCATATGCCCAAGCTGCAACGCCACGATAGACGCGAAGAGCGCGAGGTGCCCTTATTGCGACCAGCCTGTCCCGCAAGCCCCCTCTCAAGGGCAGGTCGCCATGTCGGCGCAGTCTGTCGGGCCTGGCCAGCAGCCTGCATACCAAACTAACCAGAGAAGCTTTGCCGGCTATGAACCGCAGCCTGAGCCAAGCCGGCGTTTCGGCAAGGTGTTCGGGTTCAGGTCTAACAAGGTATGGAAGAAGACCATAGCGACGATTTGGTATGTGGGCTGGCTGTTGATGATGCTTCTTTCGTTCGCGGTGCAACCTGCTGTCGAGGCAGGTTCTACCGACATGATGATCTTCAAGGCCTCTTCGGCTTTCTTGTTCTTTGGTATGGCGGCTTTGCCGTTCCTGTTGTCCGATTTCGGACCGTTGAAGAAGATTCCGCTCACGGGTAGCGATAGACCGATTCTGAAGGCCCTTGGATTAGTGATCATTTTGATTGTCTGGCTCGTGTTGTTCTCATGCATAAACGGTCTCCACTCCGAGGAATACAAAGCCGCCGTCGAAGCGCAGGCTGCTCAGCAACGTGCAGAGCAGGAAGAGCAAAGGGCGCAAGAGGAAGCCGAGAGACAACGGCAGGCCGCTGAGAAAGAAGCCGAGGAGAAGAATCGGCGCGAGGCAGAAGAGGTGGCGCAGAAGCAAGCTGAAGAAGAGCGGCAAAAGGCCGAGGAGAGCTCTGCTTCGAGCGAATCCGAATCAGCAGGAGACGGCGAATGGACTGACATAAAAAGCGAGCAATCAGAATCTGCTCCTGCCGAGACAAGCGCCAGTACGGCGGAAAGCGACTTCGTTCGCGTCCTCGTAAGCGATTGGAACTTTAGCGATAATGAGGCTCGTCAGGCATATGCGATTCTTCGCGATGTAGGATGCGGCGATATCAAGATGCTCGACGGGCGCATGACTGAGGGAACGAGCCTGGATGCCATGCGCGGCATGGTCGGGTCGCACCAAGTGAACTTCACTGCAGACAACAAGCAGATCTTCTATGTGCAGATTACCGGCTGGAAAGAAATGGACTATGGTTGGTATGTGAACTGGCGTGGCAAGCTGAAGTACGGAATTGTCGACAAGAAGTTGAGCTTTGATCTTTATGACAGCGATACTGTGGATGGTGGGTATATCGCATACTATGATGCGGCGAATGACGCCGTTGTGCCTTGGGACGAGAGTTTGTAGCGATTGCGAGGCAGCGTATAAAAGCGGGTGCGGCTTTTAAGCGCGGCAAACCAACTGGCTGTGGTAAAGCCCAACCCCTTGACCGATAATGTACTAGAACATGCACGAGCGATTGGATGGTTCTTGGGATACTGCATCTACGCCGATTAACTCAAGAGATGAAGATAATTTAGCGTGTGCGTTCAAGCGAAATACACGACGTACGTTACGGATGATTGAATTGCCAACGAGTCTAGAAGCCGTTATTTGCATCGCCCTATTCGTTGTTCCGGGCTATATAGCTCTGTCCGTATCTAACATGCTGGCCCCACGTTTTGGAACCGATTCGCTACAGAATATACTGCGCTGCTTTGCTTACAGCTTGGTAGTATGCGCAATGCTTTCTTGGCTTTTTGCGATTATCAATGAGCACCTGAATGGCGTCTGGTTCTGGTGCGGCTGTACTGCCGCCGTGATGCTTGGTGGCATCATTGTGGGCATTGCTATTGGATTGATACGAAAGAAGAACTTGTTCAGAAGGGCTATGGTAAAGGCTGGGAATAACGTGAACTCTACGACATCGCCCTGGGATTTCAAATTCTCACAGATTAACGATGCCAAATGGATAAAGGCAACCTTGAATGACGGAAGAGAGATATTCGGTCTCTATTCGAACGACAGCGACGCATCTTCGGTTGCGGATGTCGGAGCAGGTATTTATCTTGAAAAAACGTACAATGAATCATGGCAGGAAATAGCATCCACCGATGGTGTATTTATACCGTATTCATCGATTAGCACTGTTGAATTCTTCAACGAAGAGGCAGGTGAAGAAAATGCAGCCCAGTCCGAATAAAGGAGGCGGTGGCGAAAAAAGAAATGGATACCAGCCTTCAAGGGGTAATCCGAATCCAAAACCGCCATCTCAGCCAGCACCGGCGCCATTGCCCAGCAAGAATGATGGAGGTAAAACTTAGTCTTCTTGCAGATTAGTCAGTTTGTGACCGAATAAGACAATGCCCGCATCGGTAACGGTGCGGGCATTTTTCGTTCTGCCCGCCTGGATGAAAGGATCGATTCATGGACGGTGAGCAGAATGGCACGCAAGCGCAGCAGCAGGACACGCAGCAGCAGGACACGCAGCAGCAGGGGCAACAGCAGCAAACGCCGCAACAACCGCAGCAACAAGCGCAGCAAAAAACGGGCGCGTCAGGCGCTGGAAAACCTGCCGGAGATTCCAGCGGAACTTCTGCAGGACAGTTCGATTCCGCAGCGTACGAAGCACAGCTGGCGCAGCGAGACTCCCGCATCGCGGAACTCGAAGCCCAGGTCGCAGACGCTGCCAAGACAGCTGAGGCAGCAGAGGCGCTGAGGGGCGAGCTCGCCGAGCTGACGACCTAGGGCGAGAGCGACCGTATCGACTTCAAATTGCAGCTGGCGGGAGCGCGCAACGTGAAGGCGGC